AATCCAGATTATAACATGACAATTGACATGATTGGACTAGCAGATCAAAAAATTGATATTCCATTTAGTTTAAATGATATTCGATACGATGTTGATGATTTAGGTACAGGCGAAACAACACGTGTATTAGTATGGACGCTGACGTTTACTGCAAAAGGTTATATGTTTGGTCCAATTCTATCGCGCAATATTATTCGTAAAGTTACTGCAAATACATTTAATAGTACACTTGAATTTGATGGATCAAGACTTATAACCTTTGCAAATACTGGTGGTCAGGGCACATTTAAACTCGGTGAACTTGTATATGAAGGTAAACAACTTTCATCGGCAAATGCAACAGCATTTGTTGAATCATGGGATCCAAATACATTCCGACTTGTTGTCAATGACGTCAACGGTATCATTAAAACAGGCAGATATCTTTTTGGTGCAGTTTCAAATGCATCATATAATGTGGCGAGTTTTGCTATCAATGATCTCCAGTTGAGCAAATTGCAGATTATACCGACGCCAAATACTGCTGGACCAAACACTGCATTTGGATTTGATGAATTGATTCAAGAGTTTCCAGGTATAACGTGATATGAGTGATGTTGATGCTGCCTATATATCTAAGAGACTTCATAGGTTCTTGGGTGTAAGATGGACTATAGAAAACATTACGATTTATTAGTTAGTAGAGCAAAAAATCGTTTATTGGAAACGTATACTGAAAATCATCACATTATTCCAAAATGTATGGGCGGAACTGATGTACCAAACAATTTAGTGAGACTAACGCCTGAAGAGCATTATATTGCTCATCAATTGCTCGTTAAAATATATCCAGATAATTTGAAATTAATCTACGCAGCCAATATGATGACGGTTTCAAATAACAATCATAGTAGAAATAACAAAAGATATGGTTGGTTAAAACGTAAACTTTCTGAAAATGTTGAATGGAAAGAAAAAGTAAAAATAATATTTAAGAATAATAAACCTAAATTGCCTCCAACTTTTGGGAAAAAATGGTATAATGACGGAATTAATTCTAAAATGTTTTTTGATTATGAGGTTCCAGAGGGTTGGTTGTGTGGCAGAATATTTAAATTTAAATCTGAATATTCAAAAAATAAAGCGTTAAAAAATTTATCTGCTGCAGGACATAATAAAAATAAAAAAACTTTAAAAGAAGTTAAAAATAAAATTAGTAAAACTTTAAAAGGAAGAAAAAAGTCAAAAGAATTTGCAGAAAAACGAAAAGGAAAATTAAATCCAGCATTTGGATCCACATACATTTGGGTGAATGATGGTGTAAAAAATTACAGATGGCTTGATAAAAATAATATCCCTAATAATTTAAATATTGGTATGATAAAATGAACAAAATAGATAAAAACTTATCCGCATTATTAAATACTGATTTTGTAGAATCCGAAAATGCAATAAAAGATAAACAACTCACAATTATTCATCAAGAACAATCCAATCAAGTAGAATCTGATGCTGATTATGCAAGAGGCAATTTATATGGTTTAATAGAAAAAGGAAATGAAACCATAGACAATGTATCAGAAATAGCAAGAGAAAGTATGTCGCCACGAGCATTTGAAGTGCTAGGTCAATTGATGAAAACGCAATCAGAAAATTTAGATAAACTCTTAAAACTACAAAAAGATAAAAAAGAATTATTGAAAACTCAAGAGCAAACATCTCAGCAAAATATTGCGATAGACAAGGCTGTGTTCATTGGTTCCACTGCTGAATTATTAAAGCAATTGAAAAATGAATCTGTCAAATAAATTAAAGCATTATCTTGGAAATCCCAAGTTAAAACGAGTGAATATGTCAATGCAACTTACGGAAGAACAAGTCCGTGAGTATGTTAAGTGTGCGCAAAATCCAGAGTATTTTATTGAAAATTATGTTAAGATTATTACTCTTGACAAAGGCTTTATACAAATATCTTTATATCCATTTCAAAAAGATGTTGTGAATGACATCAATAACAATCGCCGTGTAATCGTAAAGGCTGGTCGTCAGGTTGGTAAAACTACGATCATTGTTGGCTATATTCTCTGGTACATTCTATTCAATCAAGACAAAACAGTCGCAATTCTAGCAAACAAAGCACCAACAGCACGTGAAATTTTGAGTCGTATTAAAATTGCATACGAAGCATTGCCACTCTGGATTCAGCAGGGCGTAAAAGTCTGGAACAAAGGTGATATTGAACTAGAGAATAATTGTCGTGTGATGGCAACCTCTACTGCTTCTAGCGCGATCCGTGGTTTCTCTATTTCGCTTCTATACCTTGACGAGTTTGCATTTGTTCCAAGTAACATTGCTGAAGACTTCTTTACTTCTGTTTATCCAACCATTTCGTCTGGTGAAACATCTAAAATTCTCATGTCATCTACGCCGAATGGAATGAATCACTTTTATAGAATGTGGACAGAAGCCGTTGAAGGGTTGAATGGTTTTAAATATGTTGAAGCAAACTGGCGACAGGTTCCAGGTCGTACACAACAATGGGCTGACGAACAGCGACGAGTTTTGGGAGAGCAAAAGTTCCTGCAGGAAATGGAATGCGAGTTTATGGGATCTGCTGGAACTTTATTGTCTGCAGCTGCACTTAAATCTCTTGCATTCGTAAAACCAATTCATCTATCTGAAAATGGAATTAAAATTTACAAAGCACCAGAACCAAATCGAAACTACATGATTGTTGTTGACACTTCTCGTGGTAGAGGGCTTGATTATTCTGCATTGAGTGTAATCGACACAACAGAACTTCCTTATCGTCAGGTTTGTGCTTATAAAGATAATAATATTAGTCCTTTAGTTTATCCTTCGATTATTAAGAGAATGGGTGACTACTATAATCAAGCCTATGTTCTTGTAGAAATCAACGATAACGGACAACAGGTTGTCGATTCGTTATTCGAAGATTACGAATATGAAAACATTCTTTCGACGGTAGATATTAAAGGAAAGATTGCAATCACTTGGGGATATGGTAACAAATCTTATAGAGGAATTCGAACAACTAAATCAGTTAAACGACTTGGTTGTTCTCTGATGAAAAATTTAATTGAAAGTCAAAAACTTATCATTCAAGATTTTGAAACTATCTCCGAACTTTCGACTTTCATTGCTCAAGGAACTAGTTTTGAGGCAGAGGAAGGCAGTCATGATGATTTAGTCATGACTATAGTCCTTTTTGCTTGGATGACAAATCAACAATTTTTCTCTGATCTAACAAACACAGACGTACGAGCAAGGTTGCACGAAGAACAAATGAAACAGATCGAAGAAGAACAACTACCAACCTTTTTAGGTGGACATGTCGATGTAGATTCAAATGATGGTGGATTTGTGTCAGATGGCGCTTATTGGAGACCTGTTGAGCGTTAAAAACAGCAAAATACTAAATACTTCGTAGATTTCTTAATCTCCATTTAATAGGAGCAAAAACATGGCTTTTCAAGTATCTCCAGGCGTGAATGTATCTGAAATTGATGCAACAACAGTTGTCCCATCAGTTTCCACGTCCACTGGCGCGGTCGCTGGCGCGTTTCAGTGGGGTCCAATCGACGTTGCTCGTCTCGTTTCATCTGAAGATGAACTAGTGCAAGTGTTCGGTAAACCTGATTCAACAACTGCACTCACTTTCTTTACAGCAGCAAACTTTCTTGCATATAGTAATGCACTATATGTTTCTCGCGCCGACAGTGCTTCACTGGCAACTGCTCTTGCTAACGTAGCAAATGCTGCAATTTCTTTGCACATTCGCAACGAAGATCACTACTTCGCAACATATTATCCTGCTGCAACATCTTTCGGTGATACTGCATTCGCTGCACGCTATGTTGGTGCGCTTGGTAATTCATTAAAAGTTGCATGGTGTGGAAATACAGATGCTTTCGGAACCTGGGCATACGCTCCTTTCTTTGATCGTGCTCCTGGAACTTCAAACTTTGTTGCTTCAAAGTTTCCAGCTGTTGCAACAACTGCAAATGATGAAATTCACATCGCAGTAATCGACGAAGATGGATTAATTTCTGGAACACCAAATACAGTAATTGAACGTTTCGCAAATCTTTCAAAGGCAACAAATGCTAAAGATGAAAATGGTGCAGGTCTTTACTATCGCGACGTTATTTTCAATAACTCCAGATATGTGTATGTAATGAATACTGCATCTTCAACATGGGGTGTTGATGCTAATGCAACGCATACGTTTGCTGTTGGTGCGCCATCAACAAACAATGGTATCTCTCTTGTTGCTGGCGCTGATGGTACGCCAACCGATGGTAATGTGCAAACTGCATACGCTCAATTCTCATCCTCAGACAACGTAGACATTAGTCTCGTAATGGCAGGTGGTGGAAGTGCAACAGTTTCTGCAAATGTCATTACTCTTGCTGGTGGTCGCCGCGATTGCGTGGCGTTCGTTTCACCTGCTCTAGCAAATGTTCAAGCAGCTGATCCAGTAAATGCGGTAGTAAACTTCCGTAATAATGCTCTAGCAAACGTATCCAACTCATTCGCAGTAATGGATAGCGGCTGGAAGTATCAATACGATAAGTACAATGACACTTACCGTTGGATTCCACTCAATGGCGACATTGCTGGTCTTTGCGCTCGTACTGACGTTGATCGCGATCCATGGTTCTCACCAGCTGGATTCAATCGTGGTCAAATCAAGAACGTAATTAAACTTGCATTTAATCCAAATCAAGCACAACGCGATGTTCTTTATAAGGCTGGTGTAAATCCAGTTGTATCTTTCCCAGGAGAAGGAACTGTTCTCTTTGGTGATAAGACAATGTTGAGCAAGCCAAGTGCCTTCGATCGTATTAATGTACGTCGTTTGTTTATCGTTCTCGAAAAAGCAATCGCTCGTGCTGCCAAGGCTCAGTTGTTCGAGTTCAATGACGAATTTACAAGAGCACAATTTGTAAATCTTGTTGAGCCATTCCTACGTCTTGTACAGGGTCGTCGCGGTATCTATGACTTCCGTGTTGTTTGCGATGAAACAAATAATACACCAGAAGTTGTTGATCGCAATGAGTTCATCGGCGATATCTATATCAAGCCAGCCAAGTCAATTAACTTTATCCAATTGAACTTTGTTGCTGTACGCACTGGTGTAGCCTTCGATGAAATCGTAGGTCGCTTCTAATAAATAGACTAGGATAAAGTCAGGAGAAAACAATGGCTTTTAATGTAAATCAATTTCGTACTCAGTTACAGGGTGACGGTGCACGTCCTAATCTGTTTGAAGTGCAATTAAGTTTCCCATCTTACGTGCAAGGAAGAGCAGTGGCATCTGCCAAGTCAACATTTATGGTGAAGACAGCTGCTCTACCTGGTTCAACAGTAGGTATGGTGACAATCCCTTACTTCGGTCGCGAAGTAAAGGTTGCTGGAAATCGCACTTTTGCTGATTGGTCAGTAACAGTGATTAATGATGAGGATTTCTTTATTCGCAACGCAATGGAGTCATGGGTTCGCGGAATCAACGAGAATGTCACAAACCTTCGTGCTGCAGTAGCAAGAACATCACAGCAATATGGTGTTGATGCTGTTGTTTATCAGTATAATAAGCAAGGTCAAAGAATCAAGAGTTATAAATTTGTTGGTATGTTCCCAACGGATATCTCTCAGATCGATCTTGATTGGGGTTCAAACGACACAATCGAAGAATTCACCGTTAACTTTGCATTTCAATACTGGGAGTCTATTGATCGCGGCACTACTACGTCGCTTAGAACTCCAATTGAATCGCTAATTGGTTAATAATGCTATGAGTGGGGGAAATTTTTCCCCCACTTTTTTATGATGGAGCATTCATGGCAATAAATTTATTTGGCTTCTCTATCGTCCGAAAACCACCTGCAGGTGATGATGCACCAGTACAGCTACAGCCACAAGTTGCTGCTCCTGTAAACGATGACGGTGCAATTACTGTCACTTCTGGTGGATATTTTGGCACATACCTAGATCTTGAAGCCAGTTTCAAAAATGAAAATGATCTTATCTCTCGCTATCGTGAGATGGCAATGCAACCAGAACTTGAGTCGGCAATTGATGATATTGTGAACGAAGCAATTGTTCACGATGTCACTGGCAAATCTGTCACAATTATTCTTGACGATTTAGAACAGCCAGACAATATTAAAGACATGATTCGAGATGAATTTGCGAATGTTCTTCGCATGCTCGATTTCTCTAATGCTGGTTCAGATATATTCCGTAACTGGTATATTGATGGTCGTTTATTTTATCAAGTTTTAATTGATGAGAAACAACCAAAAATTGGCATTCAAGAATTGCTTTACCTTGATCCAAGAAAAATTCGCAAAGTTCGTAGCATTATCAAAAAGAAAGATCCACGCACTGGTGTAGAAGTCACTGCTGGTGTGCAAGAATTCTATGTGTACAATGAGAAAGCATTGTCACAAGGTCAAACATTAATTACATCACCAACAGATTCAGGATTAAAGATTGCAACTGATGCAATTGTAAACATCAATTCAGGATTGATGGATCCAAAACGAGCACTTGTATTATCGTACCTTCACAAAGCGATAAAACCCCTCAACCAGCTTCGAATGGTTGAGGACGCTATTGTCATTTATAGATTATCACGTGCTCCAGAACGTCGTGTGTTTTACATTGACGTTGGCAACATGCCGAAAATTAAATCTGAACAATACTTGCGTGATATTATGACAAAGTTTCGCAACAAAGTTGTTTATGATTCTGCCACTGGCGAAGTCAAAGACGATCGTAAATTTATGTCAATGATGGAAGACTTCTGGATTCCACGTCGTGGTGAAGGTAAATCTACAGAAATTACTACGTTGCCAGCTGGTCAAAATCTTGGTGAGTTGTCAGATGTTAATTACTTCGAAAAGAAACTATACAAATCACTAAACGTTCCAGTTTCTCGCATTGAATCACAAACAGGATTCACACTCGGACGTTCTACAGAAATCACAAGAGACGAAATCAAATTCAGTAAGTTTATTGATCGATTACGTTCTAAATTTACAACTCTATTTGATGAACTAATGCAACGTCAGTTAGCTCTCAAAGGCATTTGCTCCGTTGATGAATGGCAAGAATTAAAAGAAAAGATTCATTACGATTTCTTGAAAGATAACAACTTCATGGAATTAAAAGAATCCGAACTTATGGCTTCACGTTTGCAACTCATGCAGCAGATCGACCCATATGTCGGGGTTTATTTCTCTAAAGCATGGGTCAAGAAACATGTTCTTCACTTTGATGAAGAAGGTATTGAGCGTATGGATAAAGAATTGGAAGAGGAGCAGGCAAACATGCCAGAAGTTCCTGTTGGTGCGCCTGTACAATCACAAGGTCAGCCAACCCCAATGACATCTGGTCAAGAAGCAAATCAAGCGCAAGCAAATGATATCAACTCTGTGTTTAATGCACAGATTACTAAATAATAATTGGAGAAAATTATGCAAGATCAAGGATTTTCAGTGGACGCAGTGACAGCGGCAATTGCTGGTGACAAAGAGAGTTTTTTAAACGCTTTCAATAACGCTATTGCAAATAAAGTTAGTGATGCGCTTGAAGTTAAGAAAGTAGAAATCGCATCAAATTTACTCGGACAAGAAGAAGTAACAAATGAAATTGAAGGACTTGAGACAGAAGTTGACGGAAGCGGAGATGACTCAGTCACCGCAGACTCAGCAGAAGAAGCCAGCCAAGAGTTCTGATAGCGATATCAGATCAAAGGTGATGGTTGCAAAAACTGCGTTGGGATTGAAAGATCTCAACGTTGCAGCTGCAGTTGCAGGTCATAATTTGTACAAGGCGCATGCTGCAAAAAATCCAAATATGTCAGCAAGTCAAGTTTTAAACAAAGTTTCACCAAATGCTCGAGCAAATTATTTAAAATTATCTTCTGCTGTTCCAAGCGATATTCTTTCCGCTCCAATGAATCAATTTAGAACTACACTTCAAAGATTAAAACAAGTTAAGTTAAACAACTCAGTTGATATTGACATCACAGATGTTGAACAAATTAGTGAAGCATTGCAAGATGAGATTCAACCTGGTCCAATGCTTGTATTGCGCCGTAAAGGTATTCGCATTTTCCCAGATGGTCGTCGTGTTGCATTATACACGAATGATAAACTTGGTCTTGTGTTCACAATTCCATATACTCCAGGTCAAGTTGGCGCACCAGTCGTAATCCCTGGTGTTCAATCAGAAGAAACTGATATTATGGAAAGTCTTGAACAAGTTGCTAATTACGCTCAACAAGATAACGTTACATCAAACGCAAAACATTTTAAATTTGAAGACGGTTCAAAATTAAAAGTCAGTCACGGTGCAGCAAAAGCCATTCACTTGGTTCATGGCGCATTAAATGATGAGAACAAAAAGAAATTTGCTGATATGCTCAAGACTCCAAAAGGATTTGAGAAAGCAGCACACTTTGCATTGAGTAAAGTTAATTTCTCAATTGGTGGCAAATGAGAACAGTATCAGAAGTTGTAAGAGAAATTATTGCTGAAGCCAATGTTCAAAAAATGGGGCGCAGAAAACTTGTCCGCGCTCGTATTCGAACAATTAAAGGTAGACCAACAATCCAAAGAAGAAAGGTTTTATCAGCAGTTAAGGGTTATACAATTC